ATCCAGAACGCGACCGGTAGCGCTGATATTCGTACCCTTCTCAACAAACAGCAGATAATCGCGCACCGGCTTGCAGATTGCGCCGTAATCTTTTGCTAGGCGTGTCAGAAAATTCAGGTCCGACTCGTTGTGCTGATCCAGATGATTGATGGGTGCGCCGATGGCGGGCGGGCTGCCTGTGGCGTATTTGCTTGCCACTTTCGGGGTCAGGCCATGTTCGCCCGCAATGGTTTTGCAGATATCGGCAATGGCGATATTATCCCAAGCGCGGGTTTTGACGCTATGCAGCCCATTACTCTTGCCGGATTTGGTTGCGCGGGTTGACATATTCGCCGCCGTGGCACGTATGATAATCGTATCTGGCGGAGCGGATAGCTCGATCTCGCCAACCGTCCATTTGCCCATGTCGATCACGCCTGTTTCGACATAGCCCAGCGCAATGGACAACTCAGCCCCGGTGCGTGGCAGCGCAACACGATGATCGCGGTCATCAATCACGATCTGCGCTGTGTCCGACGAGGTGCCTTTAGAGTCGGTGATGACCAGGCGAATAAGCCTGTCGCGGATGGCTGCGGTGAGATCGTTACCGTCGGCGGATATCGAGAAATCGGGCTGCATCAGTCCCAGAGCTTCACAGGTGCAGCCCCGGATGGCGTGGCGGCCAGCACGGGCAGGTTGATGATGATGCCAGCCGGATAGACTGTGCCCTGATCTGCCAATCCGGGGTTGGCTTTGAGTACATCAATCGAGGCTGATTCACGGCCATAGAATTTATAGCAGATGGCATCGAGCATATCGCCCTGTTTGGTGCGGTATTGGGTCATGGCTTGTCACCACCGTAAAATTGTAATGACATGCGAAATTCGACTTTACGCGGGCTGCCGCCAGCGGCGAATACCGTGCCTGTTTCTTCGATGCGCTTGATCACCCAATCACCTTCGATGTGCCCCACGCTGCCTTGAGGTGCGGCAATCAGGGTGAGTGCCTTGCCATCGGCTGCAACCTTGCGCATTTCGGCTACCTGATCCCTGCCGGTGTTGAATTCCGCCGGATAAATCACGCCGGATAGTTCGATTGTTTCGCGCCCCTTGCCGGTGAACTGCATGGCCGGATCGCGGCTGATGCGCGCCTGCTCTTTCCATCTATATTCCGATACACGGCGAAGCTCCTGATATGCTGCTGTGTTGGCGGCGAACTTGAATCCGCCGATGGACATCATCACTTCGTTTGCAATGACCATCATCAACCGCCCTGAATATCAAACAGCGCACCGCGAGTGCGGGCTGCATGTTCGCGTTCTTTTTCAGCCAGGGCCTGATGCACGGCGTCTTTCACCTGCGCCGGATCGCCGCCGTCCACATTGACATGCAGCACATAGCTGGCGCGGTTGTCCTGATGCACAGTTGAGGGTTGAGCCATTGCAGGCGGTGCCAGTGCCACTGTCGCCGCAAGAGATGCGGTGGGTATCTTTTGAACCACCGTCGATGTGTCGCCAAACATCATGTCCCAGGCCTTGCCAAGCGTATGCTTCAATACTTCGACTGGCCGTGTGATCACTCTGCCAATCCATGTGCTTACGCTGGAAAAAATGCCTTTTATTTTATGCCATAGCCCCTGGAAGAAGCCGCTGACAGGTTCCCAGTATTCATAAATCAGCCCGGCTGCCAGCGCAATGCCGGCAATGGCAGCACCGATAGGATTGGCTGCCATTGCCACACCTACCGCGCGAATGCCGGTTGCCAGTAGTGGCAATATCTTCGTGCCTATATTGAACGCCGCACGCCCCCATTTGCCCATAATCAAGCCGACATCCGATACCAGCGTCCCAACATAACGCCAACCAACCGCCGCCGTGGTGACTGCTATAAACCCGGCCGCCAGGCCTCCGAGCGCCTGACCAATGACAGGGAACTTCTCACTCATGATCGACAACCAGCGGAATGTTGCTGTGATTGGGGTCAGGATTGCATTCACAGCAGGCAGTAGTGTGCCGCTGATGGTCTCACCCAGAATGCGCAGGTTGTTATTGAATAGCGTGAGCTGCCCACCTGATGATTTCAGAAACATCGCATAGCTGTGATCGATCAACCCTTTGGAGCCTTCAGCCACATCCTTTTGCGCTACAGCAAGTTCATCCACCTGCTTGCCCAGCGCAATGACACCGCGAATACCCTCATCGCCAAAGGTTTTCAGTAATGCGTCGCTGGTTTCCGTGGTCATGTTTTCAAACCCACCAATCGCTGCGGATAAATTCTTCATGGTGGCAATGACATCCAGCTGCCCTTTGGCATTGTGCTCCAGCGTGAATCCGTATTGGCGCGCTGCCTTACTCATGCTGCGCATCATTTGCGCAAGCGATGTCCCGGCTCGCTCTCCTTGCAGCCCGGCAGAGTTTAATGCCCCAAGCAGTGTCACACCCTGTTCGAGAGACATATTGTATTGACCCATCACTATCGCGCCGATCTTCATGGATTCGCCCAGCTGCGAAAAATCGCGAATTTGAAACTTGAACTGGGTCTTGGTGAGCAGCTCACCGATGCGGTTCAGTTTTTCGGCGGTTGAGCCGCGCAACTTGTCGCCCAGATTGTTAAACGCGGTAGCGATCACTTCGCCAACCTGTTCAGCCGATCCACTTGTTACCGTGGACACTTTAGCAACAACCTCCGACCCCATGCGTGCGGCAGATGCGGATAGTCCGGCAGAGTTCAGTGCGTATTCTATATTCATCACTTCCGTTTCACTGCTCAGGTTCTTGCGTGCGAAATCCAGCGCATGTTGCCTTGATAACGCCAGTGACCTACTCAAATCCTTGGTATTGGCGACGGTGGATAGTCGCACCTGCGCCTGTTCAAGATTCACTGATTGGCCAACCAGCCTGGCAAGGCCATACCCTGCACCAACAGCCCCCAGCGCCTTTCCACGCAAATCGCCGCGCAATGCCTTGTTGCGACTATGCAGTGACTGTGTTTGCTGCATGCGCTCCAATTTCTTGCGGGTTACATCAATCTGGGTGCCGAGCGCCTTCTCAGCCCGACCCAGATTCAATGTATCAATGCCTGCGGCGCGGAGATTTGAGCGCAATCGTTGCAGCGACTCGGATTGCTGTCGGTGAGCACGCTTGAGCGCCAGTGATTTGCGCTTGGCCTGTTCAAAGTCACGAATCAGACTTTTAGATGGTTTGTCGGCAGTCTTGATCTGCCTGGCAAGTTTGGCTGTTTCAACTTGCGCCGCAGTTAGCGCCTGCGATGTTCCGACCAGTGTTTTTTTGAGTGTCCGAAACTGGGTGATAGTGGCCGCCTGGCCACTGGTTTTTCTTAGTGCAGCGCCCAGCTTAACCGTTTTATCCGTGGCCGTCTCGAATGTTTTCTTATATCCAGCGGTGAGTGCTGCTCCGACAACAACCGACAGGGCTAGAGCTTTGGCTGACATAATGCTATACTCCCATCATGTTTGATTGTGTTTTAGATTGGAAATGGCATAAGCATCTTCTGGCAAGCGTGATATACGTGAGCCTGCTGTTTGTGATGTTGCCGGATCCGGCATGGATTTCGTGCTTGATTGCCGCTGCCATTCTCACAATACCTCTGATGATTATTCTATGTGTACCCTACATGCTTATGGTGTCGGTTGCGGCAATATGTCTTTCGCTGCTTCGAGCCATTGCAGTATCTCTTCGCCGTTTAGCGCCAGCAGTTCACCCATCCCCCAGCCGGTAGCGCGAGCCAGCGCCACACACGCTGCTCGTGCATCGGTTGGCGTCAGGATAAAAAACCGGAGTATTCCTCCTGCAACCTGTGATAATCAGCGCCATCCAGCTCCAGAATCACTTCGCGACTGACTTCACACAGGTTGGCGAACATGGCGACTTCTTTTTCCGCCTCACCACCCTCTGTTTTATCTGCTGCCAGCATATCGCGAACCTTGGGGCGCCGCAGGTTTAAGCTGGTGATTGTCTCACCAGCCACTTCGATAGGGTATTTCAGTTCGATGCGCGTCATCATACAACCCCCAGATTAACGCGGGTTTGCGCAAGTTGATCCACGCCGTTGATAATACGCTTCATGCCTTCCACATCGATTTCGACCAGATCAATACCATCCTGCGTATATTTATAGTAATTCACAGCAACGCTCACCTTGTGCTTGGCTGCTTCGCCTGGCTTCCATGTGCCCGGGTCACTCTCCTTGATTCGACCACGCATCACCACCGATACAGGAGATGCTACGCCGTTGGATGGATTCATGATGCTGCCATTGCAGCGAAACGACTGCGCTGCACCCACCTGAATTCCGAAAAGTTTCAGTACATCAGCATCGAACTCACCAAGCGTGAAATCCGCCTCCAGCTTTTCCATGCCCATGTCAATTTCCATCGGTGCATCCATGCCACCGGCGCGATATTCGTCCACTTTCAGGGTAAGCTTGGGTAGATTGATTTCAT